TGCAATTTCAAAAACAAAATTATCGAACCTCTCCACAGCAGATGCGCCTGTATTGATTTTTCAACCAACTCCAAAAGCAAACCTCAACTTGCCGCCCTCTTCTTCAAAAGACTCCAAGAAATCTTGGCTACAGAATCTATTGAATATGATAACAAGGTCCTGGTAGAATTAATCAACAAACACTTCCCTGATTGGCGACGTGTTCTGAATGAATGCCAACGCTACTCTGTCAGTGGTAAAATTGACTCTGGTATTCTTGCAACCTTTAGTGATGTAAAAGTAAATGACCTGGTTAAGAAACTTAAGGAGAAAGATTTTCCCGAAGTACGTAAATGGGTTGTCAATAACCTGGACAACGATACTTCTGTCCTACTGCGTCGTATTTACGATGCTTGTTATGATTCCATGGTTCCGAATAGTATTCCTGCTGCTGTGCTTACTCTTGCTAAGTATCAGTATCAAATGGCGTTTGTGGCGGATCAAGAAATAAATATGCTTGCTTGTCTAACTGAAATTATGGTGGAGTGTGAATTCAAATGATTAATGTAAAACTGTTTCGTATTACTACTGGTGAAGAAGTGGTTGCAGAACTTGTTTCTGAAACTGATGATACTATAACCGTTCAGAATGGTTTAGTTGTTCTTCCTACAAATACTGGTGTGGGATTTGCACCATGGGCCACTGTGATTGATCAGGAAAATCCAGAGATTACAGTGTCTAAACACCATGTCGTTTATATTGCTCCTGTGCAAGAAGATGTGGCCAAACGCTATAATGAAATGTTTGGTAGCAAGTTAATTACACCTGATAAGAAAAAACTGATTGTCTGATTATGAAAAACCAAAAAGTAAAAGCACAAGTTAAATCTAAGTGGTACTACATTTTCTGGGGTACTGCCACTGTGTCAGTTGTTTTAGGTCAACTATATGTTGGCACTGGATATCGTTACATGTATAGTGGTATGCAAGAACTACTTAATAAAGTTGATGGAGTTCTTCTTCATACAACCCCTGATAATGAATCTAAATTTTATTGATGATCATATCTAATGATGATGCCGTTTGGGCCGCAGATGAATTCATCAAGTATTTCTCTCAGATGGGAAATATTGAGGACTATCTGCGTTTTGTGAAAAAAGAAGTAATCAAGTCTACAAGTTCTCTTGCACCACTTCATGATGAGTTCTTTAACGAGGACATTCATCCGCAAGAGATGGAGTTTGATATCAAGTTTGTTGGTGCCCGCTTTCAACACTCTCTGCCACAAGAACACTATGGCAATCTTTTGAGAGCAGTATCTTCTCATAATAATGAGAGCAACATTCCTGGCAGAGAACTGCGTTGGATGGTCTTTGAGAAGAAAACTCAAACTTGTCTTGGGTTTATTCGTTTTGGATCTCCTACTATCAACTCCAAACCAAGAAATATCTGGTTGGGTCAAGCACCTAACCTTTCAATCTTTAATCGCCATGCAGCCATGGGATTTGTGATCGTGCCATCTCAACCCTTTGGATACAATTACCTTGGAGGTAAACTCCTTGCGTTATTGTGCTGCTCACACTATGCCCGTGAGACGCTGAACCAGGTCTTTGAGAAGGACATCGCCCTGTTTGAAACCACGTCTCTCTACGGGTCTACCACCGATGCCTCACAGTATGATGGCCTTAAACCATTCATGAGGTATAAGGGACTGACTGAGAGTAAGTTCCTGCCTTTGCTCCATGATGAGGCATTCCATCGTCTTCATGATCGGTTTACTGTGTGGAATAACAACCAACCTTTGACTGACAAGAAAGCATCATCCAAGAAGATGAAGCGTCAAACAAAGATGATCTCTATCACTCGTAATTCTCTAAAGGAATATGGGATGGATGAGAAACTGGAGCAGTTCAATTCAGTGATAGAAACCGCACTGTCTCTCACTCAGAAGAAGAGAACTTACTTTTGCGAATATGGATATTCAAATGTCAAAGAAGTAATTCTTGGTAATCAAGATGAATTGGTTCGTGGTCCTAATTGGGACAAGTTCTACCTTGAGAATATTATTGTCTGGTGGAAGAAGAAAGCGACCAAGAGATATGAAAAACTTAAGGCAGAAGAAAGATTCAGAACAAAGGTCGAACTCTGGACTGACGATGATGAAATTCAAATTATTAGATAATGGAACTCAAAGACTGGTTAAATTCAATAAACTTTAATAAGGAAAATCTTATTAAAGACGACCCAGATATCGTTAAACAATATCCTCCATATATTATCAATCGTTGTTTATCTGGTCACATGGACTGTGTGATGTATGCAAATGAAATGAATAAGTATAACTTTCTTGATAAAGATATGCAATATTCGTTTTATCTAAATAGTCTGAGGAAACGAAAGAGGTTCTCTCCTTGGCTCCGAAAGGATAAAGTCCAGGATTTAGAATGTGTCAAACAATACTATGGTTATAGTAATGAGAAGGCATCTCAGGCTCTGAAAATTCTTACACAAGAACAGATTACTTTTATTAAACAACGACTTGATACTGGAGGAATGAAATGAGTACTATGGTTGAACCAACGGTACAGTGGTCACAAGATCAAATGGTGCAGGTGCTTCTAAGTGAACCTGATGACTTCCTAAAAGTTCGTGAGACACTGACACGCATCGGAGTTGCATCACGTAAGGAAAAGAAACTCTATCAGTCTTGTCATATCTTGCATAAGCAAGGTTTATACTACATCGTCCACTTCAAAGAGCTCTTTGCACTGGATGGAAAACATGCTAACCTTACTGTTAACGATGTACAGAGACGCAATCGTATTGCACGTCTTCTTGCTGACTGGGGATTAATCTCCATCGTAAAAGAAGAATCAGTTCTCGACATCGCTCCACTAAATCAAATCAAAGTTCTGGCTTATAAGGATAAGTCGGATTGGATTCTGGAGCAAAAGTATAATATAGGAAAAAAAGGTAAGCAACAAGAAAGTGAATGAAAACTATTGAACGTCATCGTTATAAAGACAAACAGATATTTCAAACCAGAACATTAACCTATAATCCATATCCCATGACTGAGATCGAATCGGTCATGGGACTTATTGTTAGCAACCTAAAACCAGAAATGGTTAGTAAGAAATACCGTGAGGAGAATTTGACCAACCCCATGTTTGGCCACTGCTACCATTCCTCACAAGCCCTGTTTTATCTGATGGATACGAATGTCCTTGAGCAGAGAACTGCAATTGATTATCATGATGAAGCACACTGGTGGTTAGTTGATACTACTAATGAAAAAATTTATGATATCACCGATGATCAATACTATCATGTTGGTCAGACTCCACCATATGATGATGGGAAGAAAAAACCTTGGTATGGTTGGAAACAAAGACCCCATCAGAGGACGTTGGATCTGATGGTTCTGGTTCTTGGAGACAGATTGGCCCTTGACAAGATTACTGATCAACCTGTATAATATCCAAGTACATAGGTGAAGCACTCGCTTGCAGCGGACAAGACTTCACTATTAATTGCTACCCAGCAGGAGACGCACATGGCTGTTAAAGTCAGAAAGGGATTTGGTCCCCAAAAACAAGACATCGATCTGAACAAGTATGAAAATCGATGGTCTAAAGAAGAAATTCAGAGTCACTCCAAACGAGGAACGTTTATTCGGTTCGCTTTCCTTGATCTTAATAAGTTTGGCGGTGATCTCTTTCACGAAGAGTTGATCAACCTTGCTATTCGTGAAGATGGTAATCGTAGCAATACTGATAGAGGTATTGCATATTCTTTCAACACAAAGGGATGGAGCTATGATCCATTCCCTCCTATTGTTGATACTACATTTAAGGTAAAAGATGGTCGCACTCGCATCCGTGCTGCGATGCTTGCAGGATGCACTTTCATCGTGGTCGCAGTCTTTGCCTATCCTGATGAACAAGATCCTAAAACTGCTTTTGTTCAGTCTCTTTCTGAAGCTATTGTTGGTAACGATGACCTCATCAGTCGCCCCACTAAAACCGGTGACCTGTTTGAAGCTAGCGTTGCTGCCGTTACTGATGGTGGTGTTGAGCATGATAAAACTGCAATTGCAGATTTGCTCTTTAATGAATTTGAAGCACTGCGTTTTATCAAACAAGATGAAGTTGCTAACTTAGTAGAAGCAGTCTATGATGCTGTTCTGGGCGGACAACGTGCGGTTTGGATTCCTGATCGTGCCGATGTTCTTGCATATTTGAAAAAGTCTCCAGACATGCCTCAAGATGCTGCACTGGAAGATGAAGTTAGACTTGGAAAGAAACGAGTCTTCGTGTATGCTGCCCCTAGCAATACCAATCAGGGTCGTCTTTGGGGTATGATTGCAAAAGAAGTCCCCGAAGATTGTTATGTGGTGCTTTATACCACAAAGAAAGTCCCCTCTAAAATCAAAATGGGGTACAAAGATTTCATGGCATTTATTGAAATGCGATATCAAGAATGTTTTGAGATCGTAAATCGCACTGCATCTGCTACTGGATTCAATATCGATCTCAAACCTCCCACCAAACGTCCCTGGAAAGTGATAGGTGTTATTCCTCAAATGAATGACGAAACTCATGAGACTCTCCGTAGATCTCACCGTCTGATTCAGATTGAGGATTGTTGATAAATAAGACTGAGACCTTTCGTGCGGTCTCTACAAAAGTCGGAAACCCTATAAAGAGGTTCGGTAAATACCGTTCCTCTTTTTTTGTTTTTATGTTATAAATAAGTATGGATGCC